ATTAGTGGTGGCAACCGGATCTCCTCCGATTTCAATATAAACTGAGGTCAATCCGGTAGATACTCTTATATATCCACTTCTAAGGGCAATAGGATTACTAGTAGTTGCCGCACCTGCAGTAGCAGTAATTCTATTTACATTTTGAACAATCTTAATTGCCATTATTCTTGGTCCTCTGTATTGCCTTCATCACCAAACATCGATGCTGCCACATAAGGTCGGGCAGAATCAACTCTGTCCGATGCTTTTGCGTATAATATTTCTTTAATTTTATCAGATACATCAGATGCTGAACCATCTGTTGCAATCAAATCGATAAGTTCTTCCATAAAAACAATTTATTATTATAAGATTATTTATATCTTGCCACCTTTAGGCTCTGGAGGAGGTTCTGGTGCAAGTGGTTCTTCAGGAACTTCTCCTAGTGCTGACTCTCCTGTACCTTCTGGAGGTAAACCACCTTCTGGAATAGGATTGCCCATTTCATCCACTGGAGGATTAGGATCTGGAAGAATACCCTTTTCAATTTCATCATCAATTTGTTCATCAATATCAATAATCTCACTATCAGTTTGACGAAGAATCTTTTTGCGGACATATTCGGTTGAGAAATATTTGCCAATATATGGTTCCATCGTCGCAACGAGTGTTAAACGATTTGTAAGTAATTCTGCTTCCTTAAGTTCTGCAAAATGGTTGTCATATAAGAAATCATACTGAATATGATCGCTCATTGTTTCCCAATCTTCAGGAGTTACAATATTCTTAAGGAGAAGTTGAGTGCGAAGCATGTCATTAAACATATTCGCAAAACGCTTTCTTAGGCGTCCAACAAACTTAGAAAACTTAAGTTCATCTCTCAAAATCTCTGATGATCTACCCAAATTAAATCCATCACCACCCCCGGCAATTCTGGATTCGGGAACTCCAAGTGCTCTATAGAGTTTCTTCTGAAAGTATTCGATATCAGAAAGTTCTCCAAGATTTTGACCACCGGGAAGAGTTGTAATTTCGGTTCCTCTACCACCCTCTCTTCTTGGAAGCCAAAAATCCTCAAGCATACTCATATACTTGCGGTCATCACGAACTTCACCAGTGTTTGCATCGTAAACTAATTTATTACGATAGCGACTCATAACCTCTTTGAGGTATTGTTCTGCTTTTACCTTTGGAAGATTGCCGACATCAATATAAAAAATACGACGCTCGGGTGCTCTTGATAATCTATAAATCACAAGAGAATCTTCAATCATTCTAAGTTGATTGAGTGCCTTGATTGCTTTATGAAGATATGAAAGGACGGTTCCCTTATTCCTATCAATTAATCCTGATGTGCAATAAGTAATTGAATCTCTAGCAATTTTTACCGCACCTTTTGAGGAAGATCCAAGCATACCTGATGGATAGTTTGATGTTGGAGTATAGATGAAATATTCTTCAATTTCAGGATATGTAACCTGATTTACATTAAAATTAGTAAGTGTTGATAAGTTTGGTCCGGAATTATTATTGGTCTTTTTTTCTTGACGAACATGTTTCATTTTCATAGGATCAATATATCTCAATTCCTGAATGCCCTCTTCAGGTTTTTTTATATCAATTACCTTGAGATAAAATAATCTACCATCAATATACCAATTTCTAAAAATTTCGTGAGACTTCTTATCAAAGTCCATAATTTCTTTAATATATTTAAACTCATCTCTTATAATTTTCTTGAGTTTATCACTTGCATTTAAGTTTGAGAGTTCTATCTCTACGGGAGAATCATATAAATCACTTACGATTGCTTCATTAACAACATCTTCAATTGCACCATCACATTCTGGATGGAGAGACATCTCACGATATCTACGAATTAGATCATATTCTGTTCTATAGACACCCTCAATATCAACAGTCTGACCATAAAATCCAGATTGAATATAATAATCAACCCCGTCCTCATTATTAGGAGGAACGGGGGAGACTATTGATTTGGATTTTTTTTCATTATCCTCAATCGAAAAACCAAAAAGTTTCGCCATTTTATAAATTTAAACTCTTAATATGTTCTATTTAGTTAATATCTTCACCGCCAGCAGCAGGTGAATTACCTTTAACTGCTTCCCACCAAAGAACCTGCATCTCTACGGTAAACTCCTGAATGGCATCAGTTTCATATGCCAGATTGATTGGACTAATATTTGTTGGGAATAAATCATAGAAATGATATGCTCTCAGCGTAGAACCATCACGATCTAATTGATAAACGAAAGCATCTGCCTGATATAATGCCGGATCAGTAACACCAGTATTATCAGATACCCTGTTAATTTTATTCATCCAGTTTTCAAATGCCGAACGAATAGAAAAATCAGTGTCATTAATTACAGTAATCGTCCAAGTTTCAAAAGTACGATCTCCTGCTAATTTTAGAGTTCTTCCTCTAAATGCAACATCTATTGGAGTTACTGTTGAAGCTGGAAGTGCCGCAGACTTAACTAAGAATCTTGATTTGTCAAGAACATTAGTATCGGCAGCTGCAACATCTGGGAAAGAAAGAACAACCTCAAAGAGGTTACTTCTAGCACCACCACCAGACAGCTTACTCTTGAAGTCTGTAATCTTCCTTAAAGGAGGTGGATTTAATTGATTTCTGGTTGCCATAGTTGTTAAACCTCTTGATTAATTAAAAGTTGCCGATTACTTCTTCAAAATCAACACCAGTCTTGGTGGCAATAAAGGTAAGACCGATGAAGTTAATCGATCTCGCTGGTTTAATGTAGATGTCTGCTTTAAATTGATTTGCATCAATAACTGCTGCCGTGTTATTTGTTTCATCACAAATAACAACATAATCAAAAATACCTCTCTTTGCCTGAACATCACGCAAGAATGGTTCAATCGTATTTACGAAATTGGTTCTTGTAATTTCATCGTTAAACTCAAATAGTACATCCTTGGCGGCACGAGAAATGGCATCTTCAAGATAGATAAAGAGTCTGCGAACATTAATACGATCAAATGCAGATGTTCTTCCTAATCCAGTCTTATCACCAAACAGAATAATACCTGCTCCCGGTGAGAAGATGATTGGATTGATTCTATTGGAGTATAGACGATCTCTCTGAGACTTACTTGGAGTGTATGCAAGTTTAACAGCATTTAGAATAGCACCTCTTGATGTACCGGCAGGAGAATACCAAGGGAAGAAATTAATATCACTACGAGCACAAAGACCGGCAATATCACCGTTTAAAGGAGCATATCTATAAGTATTTGCAAATCTATCGTACATATACTTGTACCCAGAATCAAATACTGCATAAGATGAAGATGCTATGGAAGAGAAGAAACTAATTACATTTCTGGTAATATCTTCTGGAGTTTTGACTGTAACTCCACCCTCTACTGGATTGTCTGCAAGAGCGGCACCTCTATATGGAGTAATAAAGGCAATTGCATCTTTCCTCAGTTCGGCAACCGAGATGAGTTTATTTGCGAGTTCTTGTGCAGTTTCTTTGGCATATCCGGCAGAACCCATTAATAAGAAATCTACTTTAATTTCTTCAGTATTTTCAAATAAATCATACCCATCCTTCAACTCACTAAGATCAGCAGTAAGAGCACCGGTAGTTCCAATTCCAGTTTGACCATTATAGTTAAGACCACCCGCTAAGGTATAGGTATTAGAACCTGCGGCACCAAAAATAACATTTTCTGCAGGTTGATCCCATCCATTATCGGTTGTTAAATCAAACTGACCAGCATCATATCCTGTTGTGGTAAGTCCGGCAGGAGCACCACCGGCAAAGATATTTGCAGAACCTGCGGCAATATACTTTCTCCAATACGAAGTACTTCCTGCAGAAAACTCAGCATCAGTTGCCTTAGAAAGACCTATATGCTTTTCAAGAATTGTTCCGGCATTACCAGTAATAGTTCCTAACTCATCAATAACTACAACATGAACTTCATCAAATCTAGATCCTCTTGGTTCTGCAAATGCCGAAGTTCCTGGTGCAGGTGATAGATTATTCCACTGGATTTTGGTTTTGATTTTATCAAGGTCGATGTATTGTTGACTGAACCAATCAACTTCGCCAGTATAAGCAGCACTTCCCAAAGTAGCAGAGGAAATACCGCTGTTGTTTGTTCCTGCTGCCGGGGTTACAGATACGATACCAACATTTCCAGTTTCGGTAAAGCACCAAGTTCCATCTTGCTGATAATCAACGGATGTTTCTGTTCCAGCAGCAGATACGTGACTTAGAACTTTAACTTTTACTTCTGATTGACCAACTTCAGTGATAATACCTTTTAAATAACCGTCAATAGAACTTCCGTTTGTAACATCAGTTTTACCCACTACAGATTGAGTTACACCATAACCAACTTGAATTGTGGTTCCAGTTGTTGTAGATGTGTAACTTCCAAAAGAAAGTGATACATTGTCTAGAGTAATGGCATTTAAAGTTGGTTTATTGAAAAATACGGTTCCAACACCAATTGAAGATACTGTTGTTCCAGAATCAATAATTCCAGTTTCTATTTTTAAAGTTTGTCCAGATGAAATACCAGTTGTTGTAATTCCAGTAACAAATGTGGTAGTGATTCCAATATCACCATTAGATGCTGTTGCAACTCCAACAAAAGTAGTATTTGTTACTGAAGTTGTGGATATACCGCTTAAGATTTGGTCTGCTTTGGAGTCAATAATTGCAACTTTAATTCCATTTGCCCAAGAACCAGGATTTCTTGCTGCTACAGTAACACCAGTAATAGTATTTTCATCATATCCAAGTTCTTCATAATTATCCAAACTCTTAATCTTAACGCTACTTGCAGTTCCTACAAAGGCATTTTTTAGTTGGGTGTCGTCTGCTCTGACTACCTGTAATGAACCACCATAAGAAAGATAGGATGAAGCAACCATCCAACTTTCATAGTGCTTATCTGTGGAATACGGTTCTCCAAAAATATTCAGCAGATCATTTTCATTCTCCACTAAAGTTGGCGAGTCTACAGGACCTTTTGCGAAAGGTGCAACAATTGCTCCTACTTTATTAGAAGCTGGTTGAACTCTACCAGAGGTTAAGTCAACTTCCCTTACTACAATTCCAGGAGATGCTAAATTTAGCGGCATCTTTATTCTCCGTTATCCCGAATTATTCTAAAAGTATTTATAATTTCCTTCTCTTCAAAGACTTATCTATAATCCCACATATAAGAACGGTCTCCATATTCATCAACACTCCAAACCTCTTCAGTTTGTATTTGATTTTCTGGAGTAGCAAACATCCATCTATCTCCAGTTTCTTGCTCCACAAATACTTCCATATCTTCTAATCCATCAGAAATAAATCCGAATGGAGACATATCCTGTTCAATTTGATTTTTCTGTTCCTCATAAATTCTCTTACGAATATCATTATCCGTCATTTCCTTGAAATAATCTTGAGCAACTAGCCAGGCAAAAATAACTAAGCACATTACCAAATCATCATTACACCCTTCTTCCGCTATAAAAGAATTATGCTTCTGAATAAAAGTTGTCATTTCTGCAATAATATCATAATCATTAACCAATAACTTATCATCCTCAATAAGTAATTTTAAATTAGAGCAACCTAATTTTTTAACTGCCGCAGTTGTTCTAACTCCAAGTTGAGATTTTTTACCACTAAAACCAGAACCAACTAATTGCCCTGCTCTACCTCGCATCGCACACATTAAAATATTATCATACTCCAAATCAAAATGAAGAATGTTTGCAACTTGGTCTCCAATATCATTAACTTCTATAAGCAACCAAGAATTGTTATACCCCTTTGCAACTTCATTAATGATACTTGGAAATAGCATCGGTTTAATTTCATTATTTTTATACTTTGCAACTACTTTGTATGGAAAGTTTGTAATATCAAAAACCACAAATGCCGAATAATCATTTCCTATACCACGAGCAACATCAACAGTAATTAAGTAATTATGATCCTCCTTGGGGTCTTCATAAACATCAAGACCTTTACTTCTGGTTATTGGATCATCATATACCAATATTTTAAGTTTACTTGGATTGATTAAGGTTCCTATGGATCCTAAAAATTCACAAAGATGCTCTGCCCTAAATTGTTCTTCACTTGTGTTTGCAATTGTCTGAGCTTTCCATTCCTCATCTCTTCCGGGTACTTC